AGGTCAATCTTGTGGTCGGGCTTGTGTGCTGCTACCACCTGACGCACGGTAGCCTTGCGGAGCGGAGCCTGACGGCGTTCCTGCTTGGCAAGCCATACCCACATCCCCTTGCGTTGGAAGGGTTCGCCGTTACTGTCAACCCCTGCGCTGGTGATGATGTCGCTATTCCATGCCCAGTTGCCGTCTGCGCCTTGAGGGATGCTTGGTTCGAGTTCGTTGTTTTGTATTGTTCTCATCTGCTGTAAGTCTCTCATAAAAAAAGGTTTTAGCCTAGCAAAAGTTATTCACAATTAGGCAAGCTCGATGCTCTTGATGGTGCGAATCTGCCATTCGCATTCTGGCGTCCTGCGCCAACGGCTGAAGCCTTTGTTGTTCTCAATGATGCGGCGAGCATGGCCCTTGTCCCGTGCTGCGATGAACACGGTGCTGTCGTTGTCGAAGGTTACAAGCCAAGTGACTTCTGGTAATGGTGGTAGGTTTCTCATTTGTTTGTCTCTCACTGTCTGGATACAGTATGCCATAACAGTGACAGAAAAGCGAGAACAATCCAGGCAATTTATTAACATTTTTTTTGCTGCTGTGAGCATTTTCTTCTTGACATTCCGCCGGGCAGCCCGGCCGTTTGTCAAGCTTTTTCTTTGAAAAAAAACCAGGTTTTTTTGAAAAAAGTTCTCGACTTTTGCGGCGGATTATGGTTTAATCTACTCATGAAGTTTGAGACAGGAACACAAGTACAACACAGAGACAACCCCAACTGGCGAGCCGTTGTGGTGCGCGACACCAACCCACGCAAGCCAGTAAACGGTTTTCTGTTAGTCAATCACAACGGGCGCGAGTCACTCATGCCCAAGTCCACGGTTAAGGTATCCTTCTACTTGGACGCCAAGAAAGAATTTGGAGAATTTGTAGACTAGGACAGCGGATGTCCTACCCCCCATGCTATACTAATCACATGATGAAAATGAAAAACGAAGAAATGGAATTGATAAACGACAACGGCACTTGGAAGATCAAGTGGAACGACGGATTTGAACGCAGCTTTGAATCCTACTTTAAGGCAAGGCTTCACTTTGTAGCCTTGGTGAATCAACAGATCGCAATGGAGCGTTAAGACCATGAAGAACTATTACATTAAACTCTCAGCATTCGAGAAGAAAGTGACCAAGGGTTACAATGGCCCTGACAATGTTTGCGCTCACTTCAGAAGTGAACACGAGCCAGCTACTAGCCCGTTCGTTAAGGACATGACCAATGCCATTGACCTTTATTACAATCAGAACAAAAGGTACTGGAACGGTTATGTGGTTGGCGACCTGTACGTTCAGACAGGACGCGAAGAAGTAGATTGCATGAGTCCCGCTTACTTTGAGGGACACCGTAGCAAACCCGTTTACAAAAAGGTATAGCAATGAAAAACATTAACGCAGTATTAGACACAGACGAAAAGTACATCACCATTGACGGAGTGCTTCACTCGGTCATCGACCATCGCAGCTTTGATGACTTCGGCGGCACGCTTGAGAGCTTCAAGGTTATGGATGTGATGGCTAACGTGCGCGTGGTTTACACGAACGATGACGCGCTGACATTCTTCGAGGACGAGTTCGCTCCCGACTACGAAGTTTAACCTTGCATCGGTTACAAGGTTCAGGCATACTAGAGAGAGTTAAAGGAAAACAAACTATGAAGATGAAAGAAGTAAAGAACGGTTCGTTGTATTACAACGAGGAGAACGACAGGGTAGAGCGTGTTGTTGGTCGCATCAGTGATCAGCGCGTAGTGACCTACGTCCACAAGACTGACTATCAGTATCCGCAGGCGCGTAAATTGCGCATCGCCAGCGGTTCTGAGGTGTCAGATTATCTTACGAGTTAAGAAGCACGGGGTGCGGGTAGGGTTTTCGTCGTTTTACCTACCCGCGCCCTGCCCTATCCACCCCCATAGGCCACCCCTATTTTAAAAGTCTAATTTAATAGGGCAAAAAAAAATTGAGGGGCGGTGTCAAATATCATTCTCCCCGAAACAATACCCCCCACCCCCATTTCAAACGGTTTAGACAAACGGCGCGTTTAGTTATAAGTTAAGGTGAAAAAAACCAGGACGGATATATGGAAATTATCAATTGTCTAGAAACAAACAAAAAGATGTCTGCTTACATAGAGGAGCAAAAGCCAAAACGTGTGCTTTTAGCTTTTTTGCATGGATTAGGAGACTTTCTGGGTTTTCGCGGGGTATATAGATATCTTTCTGATAAGTATCCAGATGTAGAGTTCACATACGCTTTAGACAAAAACATGGGTTATGAAAAGTTTTTGGTAGAAGGAGAGAAATACGTTAGCGTAAACAGAGAAAACATAAATATAGATAATTATGATCTTGCGTTCTATATTGCATATACTCAAAACAGAGAAGGAGAAATAAGCAAAGCTGAAAATTGTATGATAGAGGAGGTGGGAAGCTTTGAAGCCCTACCGAGACCGCATCAGCCGTTGCCCGTAATGGCCTCACGTTTAGTTACAGTGCATTTTTTTAGCACTTGGGGGCCATCAGCCTTCGGTATGGTTGGACGCGAAGAAACGGCGCATAAAATCTGGAGTGAGATCATACAAACGGGGCTGATTCCAATAGAGACAAACTTTGAACACAAATATACAAACCCACAAAATAAAAACTTTGATTGGATAAATGCTCATGTGAGAGGAGTTAAATGCGGGGCTGAAAACTTAATTTCTTTGATTCAGGGTAGTTTTGCTTTTATTGGGGTGATTTCGGGGAATATACATACTGCTTTATCTTGTTTGCCTAGAGAAAAAGTATTGGCTTTGACTACATATATGCCGTCTAGAGCTTTAGGTGAGGATGTACCCTCCATAAATATAGATAATTATAAAGAAGGTAGCGTATATAATTGGTTAGTGAGCCTTGATAGAAAAAATTTACAAAATGATTGGACAAATTACGAGATATAATTAAGATATTGACCTATGAGTAACACCAAGAAGAGTGACGCTCCTTTTAAGGGTAAGCGAACAAAGTCCAAGACCGCGAAAAAGAAGAGTCTTGGCGAAAAACTAACAACTGTTAACACTACCTATGCAAGACTCGCTATGATCTTGCTTGCTGTTAACTTTGCCTTGACTGGTTACGCTGTGTATTCCATCACACAGATTCAATCGACTCAAATGGACTCCACTCCAAATGAGGCAACCAGCCAAGGTGCTCAGGTCGCATCTACTGAGCAATAAACCAAAGTCGCAATGACTGAAGTTATGAGGGCCGTGTTAATTCGCGGCTCTCTTTTTTATTAGCAATGTTTTTACAATTGTGGTTGAAGTCGAGAAAAAGTTTTCTATTGTATCTTTACTTTTAGTTGGGTATGTAACCCAGTGATACGTATGAAAATCCTTTTTAATTAAAACAATAGCAACATCCCCCGCTTTTAACTTATCGAATTCTGTTTGTTCAACAGTAAAGCCTTTTGAAGTAAGAAAATTAACTAGCTCATGCGGCCAAGTAATTTCCATCGCCTCTTGATTAAAGACGCTCATTATTACTCTCATGAGGTTTCCGCTTTTTTGAATTTCCCTACTTATCTCTATGTCTGAATATGTAACATTTAGATGCGAAAATTCTTTGAGTGCATTCTCGATAGCGTTTGGCCCACAAGATATGTAGTGCCTTTTAAACGCCCCAGAATCGTCTGTAACGAACGTTCCGCTCTTCAGAGCCCCACAACCGCAGAACAGTATAAGCAAGAGCAATACGAACGGAAGCACGTACTTTTTGAGTGTAGGTTTTATACTCATACATTATTTTACACAAAAACTAAAGGAATTGTGTAATTCTCAATAAGCCTATGAAAAACAGAGATGGCGCTCACAAGCCTATCAAAATCCGAGGCGGCAAAGAACTAGCGACTGAAGTTAGAAAAGATAACTGTGACGAAAACCGTTTTATTGCCGAAAACCCAATTAAAAGACAAATCAGAGTAAACCAATTCCCTTGGACTGAAAAACAGAAAGACTTTTTTAGAGTAGCTTTACATCCACACACAAGAATAATCTTTGTAAGCGGGCCAGCGGGCACATCTAAAACTTTGCTGGCAACCTACTGCGCTCTTCAGTTACTCAATCTCAAGTCTATTGAAGAGATTATGTATCTACGGTCTGCCGTAGAATCATCAGACAAAAGCCTTGGTTATTTGCCGGGTAACGCTGATGAAAAGCTAAAGTTTTTTAATTTGCCATTCTTAGACAAACTCACAGAGCTTTTGACAGGAAAGCAAGCCGAAAAGCTAGAGCAAGAAAATAGAGTCTCTATGTTCCCCGTAAACTTTGCGCGGGGTATGAACTGGCAAGCTAAATGCGTTATTCTTGACGAAGCGCAAAATTCAACAGAAAAAGAAATAATGACTGTTCTCACCCGTTTGGGTGAAGGTAGTCGCGCTTTCATTCTAGCTGATCCTATGCAAACAGACCTTAAAGGGTGTGATAAAACAGGCGGCTACCAAAACCTAGCGCAAATCTATTCTGACGAAGACTCTCTGCAACATGGTATTTATCACTTTACTTTTGATGAAGATGACATCATGCGCTCTGAGCTTGTTAAGTTCTTGATCAAGAAGCTAAACGAATCAAAAAGCAAGTAAACGAAACCCTAATGGTTTTTTAATTACTTTTAAATATTTTTAATTATAACAAGTAACACGAACAAGTGTTCGTGGGTATGTTTACCCTATCTACCTTTATTCTTCTTGGGGGTTTTTCTTGGCTTTACGCCATCCTTGGGAGTAAAGGAATCTAGTCACAGTGTTACCAAACTTAGTAACGTTTTCTTCTGATGCTTCCCAAAAAAATGCGTGAGCAAACTCATGAATCATGGTGTTCATAAGCTGTCTCTCCGTTTGGTTCGGATTAACTAAGATTTTCGGGTCATCTTCTGATGGGTCAAAGCAGAGCCCCACAGCATTGTAGGCTTTAGGCGGTTTCTTCAAAATCACCTCGTATCTTACTTTTCCATCATAAGTTCTGAATACAAAAGGCTTTTTCATGGTGTATACCTAATTACATTAAAAATAGAAAAGTTTGTTAAAAAAAATATAATTTATTATGAACATTTATTGTAAGTCTTGCGGGTCGCCTAACGCTTATGGCTCAAAAAAGCCTAAATTTTGCAGTAGTTGTGGCTCTCCTCTTGATTCTACGGCTAAAGCTAAAGTTCAGCCCGTAAAGCGTTCTGCACCGAAAAATCAGGTCATTGCTCAAGAATCTTACGAAGATGAAGAAATTCATGAAGATTCCACTCAAATTCCAAATATTTCCCGTTTAGAAGCTGATATAGACTCAGGTAGAATGCAGGGAGTGAAAATTGGTGAAATCGCTGGTACGGCCACTGAAAATGACGACGCATACATTAGACCTCAAGATGATAAAGTGAGCCCAGAAGAAGCCCTGAAGCAATTACAGCGCGAAGGCGGAAGCATCAGGCAAAAGGGAAGCTCTTAATGCCAAGAAAGCCTAAAAGGCCAAAGTTTGAAGAATGCATCGAGATAATCGACCAAGAGATTAAAAAGCGAAGGAACAAATGGAACCTAACCGCTTTAGCTTGGATGGATTTTGATGATGTCTCTCAGATTCTGAGGTTTCACATATTTAAGAAATGGGACATGTATGATCCGTCTCAGCCTCTCACACCCTGGGTAAACAGAATCATCTCCAACCAGATCAAAAACCTTATAAGGAATAACTATGGTAATTTTACTAGGCCATGCCTAAAGTGTGCTGCCGCAGAGGGTTTTGGTGGGTGCAGTATTTACGGAGACCAAGACAACAAATGCCCTTTGTTCGCTAAATGGGAAAAGACTAAAAAAAGAGCCCATGACGCCAAACTACCTTTGGCTTTGGAAAATCACACAAAAGAGGTATCTTCTATGGGTGGAGACTTTTTTGACGTTGAAGTAGCCGCAGACAAATTGCATAAGAAAATGAAAACGATTCTTAAAGCTAACGAGTTACAGGTTTACGAGTTACTTTATATTGAAAATTTAGAAGAAGAAGAGGTGGCCAAAAAAATGGGCTACAAAACTACAGAAAAAAATCGACAGCCGGGTTACAAACAAATCAAGAACATCAAAAAGTCTATTCTCATAAAAGTCAAAAAAGAGATAGAGAGAAGTGGTGCGGATATTTTTTAGCATGTCGGAACTAACAAAAGACCAAAGGCATCAGGCGGCTTTAGACCTGTGGAGAGAAAGAGAGTCAACGGGTGAACCTGCCCCTTCATTACCTGACTTGATTAAGGCGGCTTACCCAGACAAGCCAGAGCTTGATGGCAGAAGTAAGGAAGCTAGAGAGCTTAAAGCGTACCTAGCAGAGCTACAGATTCACGCAGACGGGTCTCACGTTTATCACCCCAAAGAAATCGAGCCGCTAACCGAAGAACATAAAGAGTTTATCACTAATAATGTTGGCACTATGAATCCTACTTACCTAGGAAGAGTAATGCACAAAGATGAAAGTATAACACCGCTCGATGGAAGAGTACGACAAATTGTAGACTTTATCGAAACCTTACCTCAAAACATAGTTAGTCAAAACACGGAGATCGTACCAGACCCAGCTTATACCCCGCCTAAAACATTTGATAAGACACTACAGCTAGTCAACAAGTACATACATGAAAAAATAGAAAAGAAAAAAATCACTGGCCGACAAAAGAAAGAGATCAACGCCCTAATGGGTTATATCAACACAGTGAGATTTGTTCACCAAGTAAGTACGTTTGACAATAACATGGATAGAGAGCTATTCCAGTCCAGCTTTGTTCGTTACACGAATGATAAGCCAGACTTAACACAGGAAGAAGTAGATCAGTATATAGTATTATCTACCGAGGTAGTTATTGGTTCTAGCATTCAGGCTCGCTCTGAACGACTGCAACAACTGCTTGACAACGCAGCAGAAGACAGTGAAGGTAGGCGGTTAGCGATGGGTTTAGTTCAGGCTATTAGCGCAGCACAGACGGAGTACAACCAGTGCGTCGGACGGCAGCATAAACTACTGGGTGATCTAAAAGAAAAGAGAAGCGACAAACTAAAAAGCCAAATAAAAGAAAGTGCAAGCGTTGTTCACCTTGTGCAAATGTGGAAAGAGGAAGAATCAAGAAAGAAACTTATCGCTTTAGCAGAGCTACGTAAAAAAGGAGTCAAAAAAGAGATACAAAAGCTATCTTCTATGGATGAAGTAAAAGCTCGGATAATGGGCATAAGCGAAGATGAGGTGTTAAATGGTTAAGTGTAAAGTTTGCGGAAAAGAGTTTGATTCAGACAGGCAATTGCACGCCCACTTAAAGGCGCACAAAATGCGTGTCATTGAATATTATCAGTCACAGTACCCAAGGTACGATAAATTTGATAATACAATTATAAAGTTCAAAAGCAAAGACCAGTATTTCGCTAGCGACTTCAATTCTAGAACTAATTTAAAAAACTGGATAAAGTCTGCTCCTAAAGAAGAGGCTAGAGAATACTGCAAGAACCTTCTTGTAGAGAGAAAAAAGAAAAAAAACCTAGAATATGCCCCGACTCAAGTAGAACTTAGAACTTTACTAATCCCGCCCATTCAATGTTACAACGAACTGTTTGGAGATTATTATGATCTATGCACCGAGCTAGGTTTTAAAACTGACTATTTTAATTATGACAAAATTATCACTGGCTCAGAAATCAATAACTCTAAAAAGATTTACATAGACACTAGAGAAAAAAAGCCTTTAAATTTCAAAAATGTGGAAACCGAAGTTAGAACTTTGAAGTTTGGCGACTACGCTTTTAGCGACGAAGAGGCTTCTTGCAAGTGTTATATAGAGAGGAAATCAACTAGCGATTTTATAGGGACTTTAAGCGGGGGCTACGATAGGTTTTGCAGGGAAATAGAAAGAGCACAGCAAGCTAATGCTGGATTTGTTATCCTAGTAGAAGAAACCCTTAGTAACTGTTTGGGCTTTAACTACTTGCCTCATGTTTACAAAAAAGGAACCAAAGTAACTCCAGAGTATTTGTTTCATAACGTAAGAAGACTAGGTCAAACTTACCCCTTCATCCAATTTCTGTTTGTAAAAGGCAGAGTCAAAGCGGCAGAAACTGTTCAGAAAATATTTACATCTGGATGCGCGTTTAAAAGCGTGGATTTACAATTGGCCTACGATACTAAGAAATTGTAATGTGGTATTCTCCTGAAAAATACGATAAGGAATTCGAAAACCTTAACGACCAATTCTTGTCCCTGAAGGGAGAGCTTGACGATAAAGAAGCCAAGATATCTTTAGCTAAATTTTTAAGAGCAAACTTAGGTTTTACCACCGAGCTTATCTCTGGCATCAAACTCGCAGCCTATCAAGAGGCCACCCTAAAAGGAATGATGAACCGCAACTTCTCTATGTGCGTATGGGGGCGTGGCTGCGGAAAGACTTTTATAGCTTCTGTGTTTTGTTTTCTTCAATGCATTTTTGAACCTGGCACTAAAATTTTGATTGCTGGCCCTACATTTCGTACTGCTCGATTTATATTCAATAACTTAGAAAAGCTTGTAGAGTCTAAAGGGGCTGAATTGTTGTCTCAATGTTTTGGCGCGAAGTCTAAACGGAACGATCAGTTTGAGTGGTCTATCAACGGTGGAACAATAACTGCTATCCCACTCAACGGTGAAAAGATTCGTGGTTTTCGCGCTAACGTACTGGTGCTTGACGAGTATCTTTTGTTGCCCGAAGACATCATCAAAACTGTCTTAATGCCATTCTTGGTTGCTCCCCAAAACATGAAAGAGCGTTTAGAAATTAGAGAGATGGAAACTAGGCTAATCGAGCAAGGAGCGATGAAAGAGGAAGACCGCATGGTTTTCGAGAACAACTCAAAGATGATTGCTTTATCGTCTGCTTCGTATACATTCGAAAATCTTTTTAAGACCTACAAAGAGTGGATGGAAAAAATACAAAACGAAGAAACCTCTGACGCTAGTTATTTTATATCTCAAATGAGTTATGAAGCTCTGCCAGAGGAAATGGTTGACCCGACTATTATTGAAGAAGCCCAAACTGGGGGCGTGTCAAATTCTTCTTTCCAGCGAGAGTATTGCGCTCAATTTACGGATGGCTCGGACTCTTACTTCAGTGCAAAGAAAATGCACGAATGCACGATACCAGACGGAGAAGAACCTACGCTTAGACTTTCAACTCAAGACGGCGCTAAATACATAATCGCAATTGATCCATCGTTTTCCAACAGTCCTAGCTCTGACTATTTTGCTATGACTGTAATGGAATTAAATGAGGAGAACAAAACTTCCACATTAGTTCATAGCTACGCGGTGGCTGGCGGCGACCTAAAAGACCATATAGCCTACATGCACTACCTAACCGAAAGCTTTGATGTGGCTATGGTTATCATTGACAACGCGGGGTATCAATTCCTTGATAGTTGTAATGAGAATGAAAAATTCAAAAGAAAGCCTCTTAAGTTCATAGACTTTAACAGCGACACAGAAGGAGCCGACTACGAGAAAATGCTCCGTCAAGCAAAAAGACAATACAACAAAGAAATGGGCTTTATATGCTTTAAGCAGGTTTTTACTACAAATTTCATAAGAAACGCAAACGAATACCTACAGGCTTGCATTGATCACAAGAGGGTGTGGTTTGGCTCTAGAATCGTTCCTAACCCTGACGCTTTCATGAGGGAGTCCAATAAAAGACTCGCCCTGACTTACCCAAAGGGAGAGGGTATATTGGATTTGATTGAAAATCAAGATAATCTAGTATATCAAACAAAAAAGCAATGCGCCCTTTTAGAAGTCACTTCCACAGCTAGAGGCACTCAATCTTTCGATTTACCGCAGCATTTGAAGAGAAATACTTCAGCCAACAGAGCCAGAAAGGATAATTATACAACCCTAATGCTTGGCAACTGGGCCGTTAAATGTTATTTTGATATGATGGATTTGGGAGAAATCAACGTAAATTCGACTTTTAGCCCAATGATGATACAATAATTGTGTAACTCAAAACAGCAATGACAGGTAAAAGGAAAAGCACTAGGAAGGCAAAAGTTGAGGAAGAGACTAAACCGTTAATGGTTTCTGAGGCTTCTGAATCTTTGGCGTCGGCAAGCACTAGCACTACAACACCCACTCGTAGAAACCTTGCTGGCAACATCACTAGAACGGACAGATATAAGAATATCTCCGATGGTTTGATTCCTTACAAGTATACCCCAGGCGTCGGAGCGGTTAATCGCTCAAACATTGACATAAGAGACGCTGTAATTTTATGCCAGAAAGCCTACTACAACTTTGCCGCTTTTAGAAACGTCATCGACTTAATGACAGAGTTTTCAATTAGCAATCTTTACTTTAAAGGCGGAACTAAAAAGTCTAGAGATTTTTTCGACGCCTTTTTCAAGAAGTTAAATATCATTGGTTTTCAGGACAAGTTCTTTAGGGAGTTTTTCAGATCAGGTAATGTTTTCGTTTATAGGTTTGATGGCAAAGTCCGCCCAGAAGACATGAGCAAGATCACGCAAATGTATGGCGCTAGTTTTGCTGCTGACAATACTATACCTGCGAGATATATGATCCTTAATCCTGCTGATATTCAGCTTACTGGTTCTGCTGCGTTCTGGAACGGTAATTATTACAAGGTGTTTTCAGACTACGAGTTGTCTAGGCTGCAAAACCCTCAAACAGAAGAGGATCGTGAAATTTTCGACTCGCTCGACCCAGACGCGAAGAAAATGCTAAAGTCAAACAAGCGCTCTAAAATTGTATTAATGAAGCTTGACCCAGACAAAGTAAAACCAATCTTTTACAAGAAGCAAGATTACGAGCCATTTTCTGTGCCGTTGGGCTTCCCTGTGCTGGAAGACATCAATTATAAAGCGGAGCTAAAGAAGATGGATATGGCTATAGCTCGCACTATGCAGCAAGCTATTCTTTTGGTTACTATGGGAACTGACCCAGAGAAGGGCGGCGTGAACCAGAAGAACTTAGAGGCCATGCAGACTTTATTTCAAAACCAGTCGGTAGGTAGAGTTCTTATTGCTGACTATACTACGAAAGCAGAATTTGTTGTTCCTAACATTGGTTCGTTACTCGACTCAAAGAAATACGAAGTTGTAGATAGAGATATTCAGCTTGGCTTAAATAACATCTTAGTCGGAGAAAGCACGTTTGCTAATCAAAACGCAAAAATCGACTTATTCATTGCAAGACTAGAGCAAGCAAGAAATACCTTCATGGAAGACTTTTTGGTTCCAGAAATAAAAAGAATTTCCAAGTCTATGGGGTTCAAGAGCTACCCTACGCCCTACTTTGACAGGATCACATTGAGAGACGATACGAACATGCTGCGTATCTACAATAGACTTATTGAGTTGGGAATCTTAACTGCTGAAGAAGGTCTTGAAGCAATCGACACAGGCAGGCTCCCTGATAAGGATATGTCTCTCAAGTCTCAGGAAGAGTTTAAGGAGCTAAGGGAACAAGGGCTATACGAGCCGCTTATTGGTGGCAAAAACCAAGCGGAAATTAAAAAAGAAGCTGGAAGACCAGAAGGTGAGCCAGCACCTACTCCAGAGCAAAACCCCGCTGGGCAAGGAGAGCAGTCCAAGGCTGTAAACTACAGCTTAACAAAGGTCACAGATAATTTAACAAAAGCTTCAAAGCTATTCAAAACTGTAGAGGCTAGTCTTAGAAAGAAGCACAAAATTAAACGATTAACTAAACAACAAAAGCAAGTCGCAGAAGAAATTGCTTGCGTTATCATTGCAAATGAAAACCCAAAAGATTGGGAAGGAAAAGTTTCTCAGTACGTGCAGAAGCCTATTGACACTAACCCCGACAGAATAGCTGAAGTTAGAGAAGTTGCTTTTGAGCATCAAGTAGATGACTACTTAGCAAGTATTCTTCTCGCAAGCAAGGCGTAAGGTCGTGGTAAATGCCAAACAGGATAATATACAACGCCCAAGATTTATTCTTCGGGTTGCCAAGCGGAGTAGATAACTTTCCGCTAGTTACTGGTTTTCTTTCTGACGGAAACACAGGCACGTTCGAAGTCCTCAAAAGAATTCATAGAGTCCAAAGCTTTAACTACGATATCACCACCAATAGAGAAGATATTGGTTTAGTCGGGAAATCCTCTTTTGACTCGCATACTCTTTCTAGCCCACCAGATGTAAACGGTAGTATCTCATATTTTATCGAAGGGCTAAGTAATGAGAAAAAAATGGGGTTCAATGTTCTCACTAGCGGAGCGACAAACTTACCCAATAAAGAGTTTACCTACAACTTCGTAGACGGAAATAAAAAGCAAAATATATATTTAGCTGTCAACAAGTCTGGAGAAAACGCCCGAAGAACCCCAGCGTATGATCCCAGTGAAATCCCAGATTTAATTTCTTCTGGTAGAGCGTTAGAGATGACTACCCAGCAAGTAGATAATTTGGGTATGTTAGTTTTTCAAAACGCTTACATAAACGACTACGCCTTAGATATAACAGTTGGTAATTATCCAAAAGTTGACGTTGGCTTTGTGGCTGACAATGTAATATTTCTGGGGTCTGGATCAGGAATCAAAACGCCACTCATAAACAGTCAAGACGCTGAAGTTGAATACGGGGATAAAGAGCTAATTATCCCAAAGAATTACGCAAGGCGAAACGCGAACTTTGATGTAAACCACACTTTCAGACCAGGAGATGTTGAGATTGCGATATCCAAGCGAGCAGCGGACGAAGATATTTTAGTTCAAAACGACATGGAAAGCTCCACCGACTTTGTTGGCTTTCATGGGGCCACAGTGGCTTTAACTTCTTCAGAGCAATACCAAGGCTTACAGTCTTTACAGGTTAATCAAGCCTCTTCAATTACTAATGGTAATTATGGTGGGGCAATGATACGTGTCCCAATACAACAAATGGTGGTTGGAGAATATTATACCTACGAATTTTTTGTTAAAGCCAACACTACCAAACCAGAGGGAGAGCTACTAAACGTAAGCCAAGATGGGATACCAGGCACATTTAGTTTAAATCAGTTTGTGGGTAATGCTTGGACTAAAATACAAATAAGAAAAAAACTAACTTCCGCCCCATCCAGTAGCAATAAAGTTTTCAATATTTTCTTTGGTAGCGCACCTAGCTTAATTTTTTACGTTGATTCATTCAAGGTCTACAAAGACGCAGAAAACGAGCCTGTTCAATTTTACAGAGATATCTTCCAGTCGGTTAAGATGAGCATACCAATGAGTAGAGAAAACCTATCTTGCATTGGTCATAAATACCATGTAGACAGAAACTTAACTTTACCTCTTAAATCCACGGTTACAATTGATATGATTGAAAGTGGGTCAAATTATCAAATCTCTGGCAACTTCTTAGATAATCTACGCAGAGATGAAAAGTACGACATGAGTTTGACCTTTAGAGACAGTCAAGGTAATCAGGGCATGAAGTTCAACATATTCGGCAGCAAATTTGAGGGCGCAGCTTACAACTCAGACATTGGGTCAAACAAAACTGTTTCCACAACATTTACGATGTCTAATGATTATGACTTTGCTAGAAGTGTAATATCTGCTGAAGGTCAAGGCTTGTTTATCCTAGATCATTTAGTGGACGATAATTTAAACATATTAACCACAGACGGCGGTGATCCGATGATCGACGAAACCCCATTCTTGTTCTAATGCCTACTAAAATTAGAAATGTCGAATTGCTAACGCTCGCTAGAAGCGATGCGGGTACTCCTGTATTGGGGCATGTTGGTGTTGGTATCGACGCTAACTTGATTCAAGATTTCGAGATGGGCCTTTCAAGGGTTAGCTCTGCGGCTCAATTTAATTTAGCTCTTAATGTAGAGGGAGCAACGACCAATACTGCTCACTACGGTGGTATCGCTTTTACTCAAGGTGCTAGCGCTGACACTGTAATGGCTTCTATCAAAGCGGTTAATACTAGTGTTGATGGTTATGTTGATCTTTCTTTTAATACTAGGAGCGTTACTAACGCTTTGCTTATTGAAGCTGACGGAAGCGTCAGCACTAATGGCCGTCTTGATGTTAACCATGACACGGTAAAGCTGTATAATAGCGCAAACACTAACAATACTTATTTCTTTGCCGAAAATACTGGTGCTGGTAATGCTGGCATAAAATTAAAAAACAGTCAAGGCGAATTTACCATTATTGCTAATGATAGACTGAGGTTTATAAGTGATGATAGCCCGACTACTGAAGTATTGTCTCTTCATCCAGATGGAAGTGTTGGCATAGGCACGGGGTCAAGTACGCCCGATGGAAACCTTGAGATTAAAAGCGATGGATCAGATGCCGCTGGAGCACATTTAATTTTAACACACGCAAACAGCAACAGCACTGATATAGTTAGTACGATTGCCTTTGCTAATAATGCTGGCTCTGTAGCGCACATTCGAGGTGGAACCACAAGCGCAAATGATAACGGATACATTTCGTTCCAAACTGATAATTCAGGAACAACCGCTGAACGACTACGAATTGATTATGATGGACAGACTTACTTTTACGGTCAACTAAATATACCTGGCGGCAGTGGGTCAACAACAAACCGATTAAATTTCAATTATAATTCAAGTAATGGTGTTGCTGAAATAGCTCCCGACAGTAGCAGCGGACACACTGAATTAAAGTTTTCTACCTGCCTCTCTGGAACTAAATCCGAAAGAATGCGCATACATCATGACGGAAAAGTTGGCGTAGGCACGGGATCAACCGCACTAACCGAATTACTAGAAGTCAATGGCAACGTAAAAGCAACAAAATTCATTGGCCCACTAGAAGGTAACGCAGACACAGTAACTACAAACGCCAACCTAACAGGAGATGTTACTTCTGTAGGAAACGCTACTTCTATTGCTGCTGGTGTGATTGTAGATGCGGATATTAAATCTGACGCGGCTATCGCGTACTCTAAGTTGGGTGCAATCCCTACTTGGAACCAAGACACAACAGGCAATGCCGATACAGCTACAGCTTTACAAACCCAAAGAAACATAGTTGTAGGAAAATCCGCCGCAGGGGCTGGCGACATTGATGCTATTACTCAATCATTCGATGGCAGTACAAACATTAGTTTTGACTCAACACTTAATTCTCATTTACCCGCCGATCTCAGGAATACCACTAGCACTAATATAGCCGACGAGCCAGGTAACACTGCTTTAAAAATTATTGGTAGCGCTTCAAAAGCTGTTCAGTTAAAAATAAATCGTCAAGGGTTGATTGTAGGTTTTGACGAAGCTACGATAACTGGTGGAGGAGGCGGTGGTTCATCTTTTGATGTAACACTTAACGATGAGATATATTTTGATGCTGCTTATACCGACCAAACAACAAAGACAATAGATTCTTCTAACCCCTCTTTTGGTCTTCACTTCAACAGTGAGGCTTTATTTACATCTTTGACAGAAACAGGCGGTACAATGTCGGTAACAATCGGCGGTACAACCAAAACATTAGATTTACCCGATGCTAGTTTTACTCAGCTTGATTTAGACGGAAGCACTTTGCGGGTTACGGTTGGCGGCACACCAAAAACTGTTGGTTTAAGTAGCATAAGCGTAGCCAACGCCACGAACGCTACTAATGCAGACAACATTGCGATAAGCTCAGAGAACACTAACGCCACAAGATATTTAAGTTTTGTGGACGGCACGAGTGACGACAGAGCTTTAAAGGTGGATGCAGGATTAACTTACAACCCAAGCTCCAACACTTTAACCACTACAACTTTCTCTGGAGCTTTGAGCGGTAATGCTACTACGTCTAGTGGACTGCTGGTTGGTTCTACTACATATACTCCATCAAGCTCGGCAACTGGAGGCGTGTCTTTGGTATCAAGAAACTCAAGCAATGAAGTCTCTATAGCCAAACTAATTTTGTCCGACAACACCACATCATCTAATTTAGATGTGATAGTTGGTAAGATAAGTGGCAGTGATCTTTTGCGTGAGTTTTCAGTTGATCAAGTAAGAAATTTTATTGACCCAGACAATACTCGTTTTTTGCCCAGCCCAACAAATGGGGTTTATCCATTAACTGTATCAAACGCCGCTTCTGCTGATGGCGCAACTACCGCTGGCTCTGCGGGCTCTATAAGCGCGGGCGTAGGTGATCAGGCGTTCTCTGCGGTGACTGCCGATGGCTTTGTAAAATTATCAGGCGGCAATGGAACTTTGTCCGTTGGTGCTTTAGCTGAAGGTGACATTCCTGACAATAACGCTAACACAACAGGCAAAGCTAATACCGCTGGAACTGCTGATGTAGCTGACACAGTAACATTTGGCAGTGCTAATATATCAGCTAGTCACGCTAACACCGCTTCTACTTTGGTGGTTAGAGGCGCTGATAACTCAATCAACGTAGGAGCTTTGGCTTCAACAAATATTACAGCCCAAAGCTTGGAATTAACCAATGCCTCCGCCGCCCTAAAGGTTCAAGAAATAATCCCTCGCGGAAGCGGTAGCATGTTAAACTTTGGCACGAGCGGTAGCGGCTGGCCAGGATTAGGAGAGCCCACTGACACTGGGGTAGGCCCAAATTATTATGTAAAAGCTAGCACTCAAATAGGTAATCCTAACTCAAATACTGAGGGAGCTTTTAGGAATGGCTACTTTGGCGAAGTATACTCCTTTGATGGTATCACTTCAGCTTCTGATTCAAGGATAAAAGAAAACATAGAACCCCTTTCTTTGGGGCTTGACTTTGTGAGGCTTCTTGAGCCTAAAAAATATACTTGGAAAAAATCTGATACGCCTAGAATTAAATTTGGAGCATTGGCTCAAGAAATAGAGCAAGTAATAAACCAACTCACCGAAGAAGAAACGTCTTTAATCAATATATCAAATTATCACGAGAACACCGAAGAGCAAAATGAACAAGCCTTAAAGGGTGTTTCACAATCTCAAGTTATGTGGGTTTTGTTTAACGCTGTAAAACAATTAGACGCAAAAGTGCAAGAGCTCGAAAAACAATTGGACAAATCCTAACAAGTGATTATATTAAATCAATTATGAGCGAAGAAACTAAAGAGCAGCCAAAAGTCCCTCAAGAACTAGACCTACAGCAGTCTTTCAATCTATTAGTCAATTTAGCAAGACAAAGCAAGCTCACATACGAAGAGCACGCTTTAGTCGATAGGTCAGTGCAAAAACTAGCAGAAAAACTAGAAGTCAATAGTTAGTCATAAATACTCATAATTAAGAAAGGGCGCTTTTTGGCGCTCTTTTTTTGTGTAACAATATATATGAAAAACCTAATTTCATGGGCTAAACAAAATATTCTTTCGCTAGCTCAAACCATAATGCTGTTCTTCACCGCGATTGTGCTCGCCGTACTCTTGAATAACCAAATCAAAACATCTGAGGTTCATCAGCTAAACGAAGAGCTAACTCAAGAGGTGAGAACCCTAGATAGAGACACCAACGAAATCATGATTAAGATGATTGAACAACGTGGTCAGATTATGCAAATGGGCGCAACTATCGAAGAAGCCAATGAAATTATTCAAAGCTTGGTTGGCAGATTGCAGCAAATGCAGCAAGAGCTTAACAAGGCAAAGGGGCGCAGTGAATCATAAAAATGCATAATTATTTATATTTTTTTAGTAAAATGTCCATATAGTGTGTAGTTTATTATAACCGCTATGGATAACCTTGATTACGAACTTTCGGGACAGAACGCCTCTAGGGATAGAGGACAAAATTTTGTGATCGAGGTTAAACCTCAAGAAGCTCAAGATCAAGACTCTGCGGTTGAGTTTTCTGTGGGCATAATCAACGCTCTTGTAGAAAAAGTTGAAGCCCATAATTCTTCTCAATCTAAAAAAGTAACACTTCATCAATTAAAAAAAGTCTTCTGCGATAGCCTTGAAGACTACATGCAAAACGAAGACGTTAGTAATACAGAGTGGGCTTTTGCTAAAGTAAATTTATATTTAAGGATAGCTTCGGGTGAACACGCTGGAACCGTAAATGTGGTTAATACTTGTAAAAAACCTAATTTAATCGAAGTTTCCGCTAATTGGCTACCCAGCCAAAAAGATATTGATGCAGCAAAACTAATCGTTGAAGAAAATAAATTAGATTACTCTTTCAAGTCTATCGACGAGCTTTATATTAACTTCCAACCAATTCAATGGGAAATTGACTAGTTTTTTGTGTAAATTTAGAGGAGTTTTCAGTCTATGAATAATGATCATTTAAACGTAAATAATATCGCTTGTGGAGGAACAGCGAAGGTTTCCGCTGATAGCGGTAACTTTTTTCGTGTTACCGCCATTCATAATGGCCACACTTCTGCTTCCACCGTAACTTTTGCCGATGATTCGGCTTTAAACACAATCACTGTAGGCGCGGGTGCTAGCGTCGATTTGGGCGTTGCGCCAATCGTATGCAAAAGCTTTACCCCAGGCCACGCTGCAATTTCAGTTTTTTATCATAAGAGAGGCTAAACATGGAAGAATTGAAATACACAACAATTTTTAGCTCCACAATCAAGCCCTTGGTTTCCGAGGAGAAAGACAAATACCTAGCTATGGCTAGCTTGCTTGACGTAGGAGATTTTATTCCAGAGGTAGACACCGAGAAGAACATTGATCTTTTGCCTATCGCTTTCAACGCTTGCGTTGCGAATAGAGTAAATAAAAACGGAGATGTTATCGATACTCCTACTGCTCTGGAAATTTACGAAAACTTTATCAACAAACCAATTAACATCGAGCATAATAGAGATCGAGTGGTTGGTGCAATCCTGACCGCTGGTTTCAGCGAGTTTGGTACAGACAAGCAAATCACAGCGGAAGAGCTAAAAGACCACAAAGGCCCATTCAATATTACTTTAGGCGGTATTGTTTGGAAGGTCGTAAACTCCAATTTAGCTAAAATGATCGAAGATTCTGCTGATCCCACTGGAGATAGTTACCAAAAAATCTCTGCTAGTTGGGAATTAGGCTTTTCTGATTATGATTTAGTCGTTATCGAAGGTGAAGAGAAAAACATCGAAAACGCGGAATTTGTGACTGAAATAGAGAAAGTTGGACAGTTAAAGGCGAATCTCAAATCTTTGGGAGGAACTGGAAAGCTGGAAGACGGACGAAGCGTTTATCGCAGAGTCACAGAGCAGGTTGTTCCTCTTGGTATTGGCCTCACGGAAACCCCAGCGGCAGACGTGCAGGGAGTAGCGATACAAAAGGAGCAGAAAGAAGAAAAACAGGAAGAAGTGAAATCTAGCGAAAAATTAGAAAAAACTTCTCAATCTAGTGATAACAATGTAAATAATAACAATCAATTGGTTATGAAAATCGAAAGCATCAAAGATATCAATGATGAGTCGTTGAAAACGCTAGAAGCATCTGCCGTTCATGATTTCATTCAAGAACAACTTCAGAAGGCTTCGGAAGATTTCTCTGCTCAGAAGAAAGAAAAAGAAGAAGCTTTGGAAGCCTCTGAAACTAAACTCAAGGAAATTGAAGAAGAGCGTGAAGCTCTCAAAAAGGAACTTGAAGATGTTCAGGCTGGTCTTTCTGAGCTTAAAGATAAAGAAGAAGCACGTCTCGCTCAAGAGAAATTCAATGAGCGTATGGCTTCTTTCGACGAAGAATTTAAACTCACCGATGAAGATCGTGAAGTAATCGCCAAAGATGTCGCTGACATGGATGACGACGCTTTCGCCGCTTACGGTGAGAAAATGAAGGTTCTTTTGAAGGACAAGAACAAGAAGGCTCTTGAAGAGAAGAAAAAGGAAGAGGACGCGAAAGCTGCCGAAACCGAAGCTTCTGAAGAGGTTGTTGCTTCTGAGTCCGAGGAAGAAACTTCTGAAGAGATCGTAGACGAGGCTATTGACAATGCCGAAGTGGAAGACAGCGCAATTGCTGCCACCACCGACGCTCAAGAAGCCAGTGTTTATGATAAATACAAAAACGCTTTCAGTATCGATAATTTCGATTTGAATAACTAATATAGGATATATATACTATGGCAACTCAGTTACAACCATTCAGACAATATAACGAAAACGACGTTATTAATTTGTTTACCTATGACGGTACTTCGGTTGACGCTGGTAGACTTTTGAAGCTCGATTCGAGCAATCAATGGTCTGGTCTTGGGGCTGACGATTACGTCGATCTCGGGTCCGATACTGGCAACAGCTACTCTAATGTCGTTCCACTCAATACT